AAGTAATTTTTGTGGCATCAGTACCACTAATTGACATACCTTTTGAAAGATTTGTTGTGTCCCAAGTTATAACGTTATCTGTTGTTGTACCACCAGATGACATACTTGTTGAACGTGCAAAGTTTCCGTAATAAAGAATTTGAGCGGGAACTGTTGAAACTTGAATGCTCATATTAAACCTCTGCTGCTAATACTGCGACGTTTGGAGTTCCAGATGCTGCAATTGCGTAAAGTTGATCGGAAGCAAGTAAATCTATTGTATATGTTTGACCTGCTAAAAGAGCAAAGCCGTAAGATGATGTAGTAACTGAAGATGACCCTAAATATACAATAATTGCTGGGTCTAAATTTTGTACAGAAATTGAAGCTTTGCTTTCATACGCAACTTCATTTGCTAACGAAATACTTACTAATGTTGGGGTGGAAGCATTAAGAGCTACTACTTGATGATTAATTGCCATTTTTTATTTCCCCCTGGATTTTATTATCTGTATTAATTATATCACTAACTTTTCTAGATTTCATATCAGACTTTGTGATTACTTCTGCTGCTGGAAGAGTCCCGTTTTTTCTAAATCGGAGGGATTCCCAAAGAGCATGTGGCAAAGTATGAATACCATAGTGTGTTCTATGATGATTTGTGCATAATACTTCTAAATTTCCTGGGGATTCCAGCCACTCAGCAAATTCTTGATCATCTGTAAAGTGTAAACCAAAATATTCTTGTATTTTCTTTGGGTCAGCATTTGGGATTTGTGAAAATTCAACATGTGTATGATGTAATTCCATCTGTCCACCACAAAGATCATCATTAATAGCACACTTCCAAAGCCCCGCTGCTTTAATTTTCTTTTTAGCAGCGTTGAAATATTTATAGTTTGGATCTTTTTCTCGTGGATCATGTTCTGGAATATGTGCCAGAATTGAGAATGTCATGTTTTGATCATGTGCATCAGTCATTATAAATCTATTATACATTAAAAGGGGCTATATACGAATATTCCAGCACAGAATGACTCTGCCCTATCTCCCCGAACTCTTACATGCGGGTACTTGTGTTATATGTAACTATAAAACATCCTAAGAATAGTGTCGCATATAGCCTTATTCTTAGTATAGCATTAATTGTTTGACTTTTGCAAGTTGCATAATCCATGAGCAGGTCTTACATTATCTAGAGTATCTGATCCGCCTTTTGATATAGATATTAAATGATCAATATGTAAGCCATACTGCCAATTTCCACGACCTACCCACCTTGAAGCTGTCATGTCTATCTTTTCATTACAGATATGGCATATTTCGCCATATAGCTCTATAACTTGCAGCTCGGTATATGGAGAATGAATGTTATTTAATATTGAAACTCTTCTTTTACGATTATCTTTTCTTGTTTGCTCCCGCACTCTTTCACGGTATTTTTCTCTATATTTTCTATTAAGTTCTAACCTAAGTCCTGGTTTTAGATCTCTCCGTTTTTTATCTATCGCTTTTATTTTTTCAAGATTTTTTATTCTATAAAGACGATTATATTCATTCATAGCTAATCTGCAAGGCTCACAAGATTTTTCTTTTGCCAGTATATGTTTTCTGTACCCAGCATTTGTACCGCAATTATTAAATTCCATATAGTCCTCTAGGTTGGATTTGAACCAACGGTCTTTACCTTATAAGAGTACTGCCTTCACCACTTGGCCACTAGAGGCAAATTTTAGTTTTCAGATCCCATAAGTTTATTTTGTATAAGCTTGCTTGACTCATTAATAATTTCATATGCAAATATTTCAAGAGCTTTTGCATTTTTATTATAATGATGATTGCAGAAAAATAATTCTCCGCTCACGCCTTTAATCCAAACCAGAGCTTCTGCAGAGCATGAATCGCAACGGTCCTTTGGACCTAAAATATAAGTTTTTACTTCTGATTCTTGATCTTTAGTCATTACCATAATTATACTCTTTCTATAGTTGGATTAATAATTTCTAGCTCCCAGGGCTGGGCACGATCCAGCAACCTCCAAATTAACAATTTGGCATTCTACCGATTGAATTACCTGGGAATGTTTCTTTTATTCTACACTATCGTCTTTATATTTGTCAATCATCTTCAACAAATCTTCTGGACCATTAATCATACGGCGTTGTGCTTCAAACTTTCCAAGTTCAACAATTTCCTGTGCAATTGTATGCATCATATCATAAAGACCACTTGCATAACGCTTATCTGCAGGATTGCTGTGTTTAATTTCTTGTCTCATATTTACTGATGATTGTACAAAATATTCACATAGTGAAGTTAAACTAATATAAATATCTTCTTCATCTTCAATTGTTTTAATAGTTCCGTTTGCTAACATTATATTCCTTGTCTGTTGTTGTAGATGTATTCTACTAGAGTATTCGGAAGTTGTCAACTATATCTTTGTATTCACTATCATCATCATCAAAGAAGTCTCTTATATCTGCTGGCATAACTTTCTTTTCTGGAAACTTAATAGTATTCTTTAATCTTGCATCTGATTCCCGCTTTAATTGTTCTAATTCATCACCGAACACTCCAGAGTAATTATAGATTTCTACTTCTCTGTCAGCATCTGGTGGTGTTAATGATATCGCATTAAAGACTGCTCCGCAAACTGCGTCAGAAAGGTCTTTAGAGCCTTTTCTTGGGTGGTCTACCTTATCCTTAACAATACGAAGTTGTAACAACTCATCAATAAGTAACTGAATTTTTGGACCATGTAATCTTTCTTCAGTTAAAGTAAGAGACATATCTTCATAATGTTTCTTTGCTACTGATAAGATTTCTGTTTTAATTCCATGTACGCCAAGCTGTTGCATCATATCATGTGAATTCCAACGGTCAAATGTGACCATCTTAAGGTTGAATTCACGATCTCTAATGGAGATAATGTAATCTTTAACCTCTGTAAAATCAACTGATTTTGATGCTGTAGGTGTCCAATATCTTACTGCATCAACTACAACTCTAGGTGCTGCTTGTTTATAGTTCTCACCAATTTTCATTGTAACCCAGCCTTCAACGTGTGCTAATGCTACTGCACAATGGTCATGCTTTTGAGCCAAGTCAACGTGCATGAAATAAGTACGCTCTGGATTAGGCTTAAATGTATCATCAAATCTACCATACTCGTCTACATTTAATTTAGGATTAGCAAATGCTTTTTCAATGACTGCTCTATTTTTAAAGAACGCATCTGTTGCATCTGGAGGCATACATGCAAAACGCATAAGTGCATCTTGTGGATCACTATAAAAAGCTTCTGTAAAATCTTCAATTTTACGAGTAGGATTGATTTCCCATGTAGGTCTCTTTAATGCAAATATCTTAGGCATACGATATGAAATGATATGGTCTTCTTCCCATTCAATTTCAAATTCATTACCTTGTGTACCATCTGGCAGATCTGGATCTACTTTAAACTTATGATGTCTAAGAACTACTTCTTTTTCTGCCACCGCTTCATTGTATTTCTGTTGAATATAGTCAAGTTTGAAACGTGGGAATGAAAGCAAAATAATTTTTCCAAAATCTGGGAAACGAGATGTAACAGATCCTTTATACATTTTATAAATAGATGATGCAGTTTTTGCATTCTGGTGTCCAGATGTTGATTCCAATTCAAATCCTGAAATCTCATCAAGGATAACAATCAATACGTTATAACCTTCCCAGGCTTCTGATTCTGAGTGACCTGAGTGAACTGTTACACCTTTATCAAATTCAACCATATTTGCTTTAGCAACATATCTGCCCTGAAACCAAGGGGATCTTTCAATACGCTGGTTAAATCCTTTAAAGAAAACTCGGTTAGCCTGCACAGCGTTAATAGCAATGTTAATAATATCAATAGCATCCCCTGGAGGCTTACCAAAGTAAACAGCAGGATCTTTTAAGCATAACAAAAGATATACCACATAAGCACAAGCAATTGTAGAGGTATAGTCCTTACCCGAACCTTTACCCAATTGCATAATAATTTCATTACATGTTTGTTTAAATATTTTACGACCTTCATCTTCGCCGTAAATTCTTATTAATGTATCTTGTTTGTAAATCTGTGTAGAAGCACGAATCATTATGTATTGATTTTCAGATAATGGTGGTAATCCAAGATACGCCTTATCTGTTACAAACTGTTCCACAGATACAGGAGTTTCATCAAACTCATCACCGCTTAAAGCGTCTAAAAAGATATTAAAATCT